ATAAAGATGGAGTTAGTTTAGTTACAGTAGAACCACATTATGGAACTGATGGTCAATCAGCATCATCTTTATTATCAGGTTTATCATCATGGGGAAGTAATCATAAATTATCTGGTCTTTGTTATCTTGCTTTAAAGTTTAAATGGAATCAAGATGTTTGGGGTGGTATGCCTAAAGTACAAGCAAAAATACAAGGTAAGAAAGTTAAAACATATAATGCAAGTCTAGTAGAACAAACAGCATCTTATCAAACTAATCCAGCATGGTGTATATTAGATTATTTAACTAACACTAGATATGGAAAAGGTTTAACAACAAATGAAATAGATTTACAATCTTTTTATGATGCCTCACAAGTTTGTGAAACACAAGTAACACCATATTCTGGTGGTAGTGATATAAATATTTTTGATTGTAATACAGCAGTTGATACCTCAAGAAGTTTGATTGATAATTTAAGAGAACTTATAAAAGGTTGCAGAGGTTATATTCCATACACACAAGGTAAATATAGTTTAGTTATTGAAACAACAGGAACAGCAAGTATTACTTTGACAGAAGATGATATTATAGGTGGTTATGGTTTAGCAATTCCTACTAAAAATGAAAAGTATAATAGAGTTATAGCATCATTTGTTAATCCAGCAAAAAATTATCAAGTAGATGAGGTTCAATTTCCACCAATAGATGATTCAGGATTACCAAGTGCAGATCAACACGCAACTATGAAAACTGCTGATGGTGGGTTTTTATTAGAAGGTAGATTT